CTGGGGCATTAGTATCCACCGGTGTACCCGAACGGATAATCAAACGCCTGTTGGGATGCAGCCGTGTAAGTCTTCGAAAGGGTTGCGTTGGCCGCTCCACCGTTCACAGTCGTATTGAAGGAGGTAAAGTCTGCTCCTGGGATCAGGAATGCGAACTTCAGGCCCCCGTTCAGGTCATAGATTTCCACCTTCATGTTTTTAGGCGTGTCAGTGGTTGATTGCTTCGTCATTGTTACCGTGTAGTCACGGATCCCGGCTGCCATATTAGTAGAACCTTATACGCAATGAGCAAGTAAAGGTTGATAGGTTAGTGGCGGCTGTTACGTCAACCTGTGCTGTTGCGGCACCAGCTACTGCCTGCGCTCTCGCCGCAACCTTCCCGGTTGACTTGATCCAAACCGCCATAAAAGAGGTAGTCCCACTATCCCATGGATTGATAACATCCACCGACACAAGCGTTGAGTAAGCGCCTCCATACATCGAGGCCAGCTGCGAGTTGCCGAAGGCATAACCGCCACTCGGATAGGAGTTATCCCCGGTTACTTCAACAATGTCCTCGTAGCACCAGCCGGGAACAGTGTTTGTATGCTGCTGACTGGGTACAAGTGACGCTCTAGGTGCAAAAGTAGCCGCCATTTAGTTAATAACCTTTCCGCCGCGCATAGCAGCCCAGCTCATCCCTGTTTTCCGTGGTTCCCTTCACTCTTGGCGCGGTCGTCTGTCTCGCCCCATACATCAAGGGTCGGGTCAGGGACGCCAAGCACGCGGCTGGATTCTTTCGTTGCCAGCCCTGTCTCGTCGCTTCCGTAAATATCCTGATCCAAACTAGGCATTTCTTGTTCTCCTGAAGTCTCTTGAACTTGCGGGGTGGAGTTACCCACCCCGCCGTTAGCTTTAGTAACCGGTCGGAACCGACAGACCGTTAGTCTTCACGTTTGCGTTTGGCACGTAAGTCCCTAAATTTCCACGGAACAACAGGTAAGCCACGAAAGCATCCGTGTACTGGCCTGATGTCGATGAGGGAACCTGCCGCAGAATCGAGCCGGTACGGTCGTCAAAGCTCAGTTCTCGCGCAGCGACCTTGAACATCAGGTCACGGTCAACCGCGAAAACGTGGTCTTTTGGACAGTCGGTATCGACAATCCACGGGAAGCCTTCCCACTCAACAGCCGTGTAACCAAGGTCCAGCTTCTTGTTGGCGTCGTTGAACCGCTTCAGCGTCCAGCCCATATCCATGTAGGCGTGGAGTTGTGACGGGTGGCTCAGGAATTCGAGCGAGGGCGATACACGGCCCTGCAGGATCTGAACCTGCGCCAGCATTCTACGCAAGTGGTCACGCGCAAGAGCCGGAGTCCCAGACAGCGCCAGCACGCCCGCGTTGTATTGCGGGTTGGTGGACCGGTTGATGTTCTGGAACGTGGTCGCCACTGTGCCGTTGTCAACAATCAACTGCAGCCCAGCGATAACGTTGTTGAAAGAGTCCGACGCGCCCGTAGAAGCCGTGACGGTAATGATGTCGTTGGTCGCAGTCGTGAAGGCCACGTTGGTGGGACCAATGACAAACGAGGTGCCCGTCGCATCTTCAATCGGGTTGGCCAAGCTCACAATGGTGCCCGTGCCACGAACCGTGGACGATGAGCCGTTGTGAATCGCAACCGTCATGCCTGGGCGGAGGTAGTGTGTGCCTTCAATCGAACCCGCAGCCGAGAGCGTCGTGTTCGCGCCCGTCGATGTCAGGGTAGCGCCTGAGATAACGCCCAACTTCCCTGTTCCATCGAGGAAGCTGTAGATATTCAGGTACTTGATGGCGTTGATTGTCGCCATCTTGATATTGAAGGCCAGCGCCCGTGCGTAGGTGACGGAATCATTGCCAGCCGCATCAAGTGCCGCGCCGGTCAACTGAACCGCCTCCACGAACGAGAAGAAGCCAACAAGGGCCGAAGCCAATGCTTCAGAACCGCCCGAAGGCAATGTGCCGCCGTCTGCGAACCAGTCAAAGTTTGCGTTAGGCTGAAGGTGAGTCGGAATTTCCATTCCCCGGTTAGAGATTGGAATACCCTTACCGTCCGCGTAACGGTTCCACAGTACCGCAGCAGTGTTGAACTGCTTCGAGATACGTGGGTTGAAGAAAATCTTCATCAGCGGCTGTGCCGCCGATAGGTTAAATACGCCCATGGTTCAAAAGTCTCCTATTTGGAGCGATCAAGAGCCTTCGCAAATTCCAGTTCGGTCGAGTCCCATGAATCCGCTGCACCCTTCGGGATGTCGAGCATGAAGGGGTTGGGTCCACCCTGGTATTCCGCGAATGCGCCCTTTTCGCTGCGCTCTCTCTGGGCCTTAGCTGATTCCACAGCCGTCCTGCGGTCGCTAGCCCACTCATCAATAAGTCCCTTGAAAGCACGGGGAACGTCTACAAAGTTCCCGTTAGTTACCCGTCGCGCAATTGCAGGGTCGGCTGCAAGCTCTGTATTTAAACGGGCCTTGAGTGCCTTCACTTCCGCGTTAGTAAGACCAAGCTCTTTGATTTCCTTGGTCTCCAGTAGGTCCTTCACTCTGGCTTCGTACCGACTCGTCGCGGAAGCTAACTGAGCCGCTTGTACTCTGCGGTTCTCCTCTGCTTCCAGACGGTCAATCTTCTCCTGCATCGACCGCATTCTGAGATCTGTTTCAGAATCGGCATGCTTTCCTGCTGGCTTGTCTTTCGTCCCATAGCGGTCTACAAACCGATCAGCCCCTGTTTCCAGAAGCTTCTCGTGCGCCTGAGGGTCCGAGCGTTCCAGCATGTTGAGAAATTCCTGCGGGTTATTCTGCAGTAAGCTACGGATCGACTCCAGCGCCGTTGGCGCTTCGAGGAGTTGGTTGATCTGGGACCGGTTGTATCCTGAATCAATCAGGATTTGTCCTAACTCAGCCGCTTCGCGCACCGCAGTCTCATTGACCGTGGGGGTACTGGGGACTGATGCTTCTGCTTTTACCTCAGGGGTTTCCTCTGACACGGGGGCAGAGGCTTTCTCGCCATCCATCAACGCATCGGCTAATGTAGCCAGTTCTTCAGCCATTGTCTTATACTCCTACACTCGATTTATTGGATTGGATTTCCGACATTTCCGGTAATCGCTTAACTACCGAATCTCTAAGTACTTTCCAGCGCCCGCCCTCCCCCATAACCTGGACGCCGACAAGCCTCCCCGACTCAAGGTGATAGAGCACCATGCGCGAGGTAATGCCCAGGTATCGGGCTGCTACTGATACTGATATGAAGTTAGGACCGCCAAGGACTGGTGTTGCCATTAGGTTAGTTGTTTGCGGTGGTACTGGTTACCGCTGGACGGCTGGGGCCTTTTCGGCTTCGCTGCCTGTCCCTTAACGGCTCTTTGCTGGCGGGTAACTGGGTTCTCAGGCACCTGTCCGCCCTGCTTCCCTTTCTGCTTGCCCTTCTCTTCCTTGGGCCCTCCCGGCTGCTTTGGTCCACCCTCCTGGGAAGACCCGCCCTGCGGGGGTCCACCCTGTGGTCCACCAGCCGCCTGCCCCTGGGCGTTATCGCCAGAACCCTGGGTCATGGCCTGTGCCATCTGCAGGCGCATCTGGTTCATGACGTGCATCTGCATGTGTACCTTGACGGCCATTCGCACTTTGGCGTTCAGTGGGTCTCGACCTTCGTCGGAATTAAGCCAGTTACGGCATACATCAATGTGGGCAGCATCGTTGTCTACGATTAGCTCTGCCGGGATGGGCTGGGCAGTCTGCTTCATCTGCTCTATCTCTTCCCACTGCACTTTCTGGTCTTCATAGACAGAGTCCAGTTCCTTGGGGAGATGGAATAGCTCCATCATCTTGCGCCGTACCCGTGGATCCTGGGGATCGAGTGCCCCGGCAGCAACGGCTTGGGACATGGCGTCCTGCTGTGAGGGATCAATGGGCATGATCCTGGTCACAATGGTGATCTTGTCCATGTCAAGCGCGGAGCCCTTGAGTTTCTGGAACTCCCACCGACCGTTGATTCCGAATACGCTATTAACCCGCTGGTCAAGCCAGTTCTCGGAGGCCAGCTTCAGGACCTGACGGGCCCATTTTTCATCAGCAGTCTTCCAGAGCAGAAGGTTTGGCAGTAATGCCGAATCAGACTTTGCCGCCGCTGACTCCTGGCCGCCAAAGGTATTAACTCCAGTTTCGTGCTGCCCGACTGCAGCGGGAGATACGCGAGCATGGAACTGCATGTCATTGAGGTGAGCCCCACGCCATTGCCATGTTTCCTGGGAGAGAGGCTGGGAGTTGATGGTCTCAATGGCTTCCTTGACCGGCTTTCCCGCAGTCTTGCATTCAATGATTGTTGAGGGGTCGTTGATAATCTCGTTCTTGTTGATTCGCTGGGAGTCGATGACCATTAGCGGGGCTGAGTTATAGCCCTGGTTACGCATAATCAGGCGGTCGGTCTCGTCCAGTTTTAACTGTTCAGGGATGATGTCGTCATTCCCGTCGCCCCAGATACGGCCAGGGACAGGGGTAAAGACATAGTGTGTCCAATGGTCTTCAATTGTGGAGTCTCTTGACTCCAGTAATGTCTCCCCGGTTTTGGCCCCATAGAGACCCGTGGGGAAGCGTTTGACCATCTCCTTATCAAAGAAGTACTGGCTTGGCCTTATCCAACCCTCAATGAGGAGAGCCTTCGCAGAGGCCGTAGCGCGTTCATACCATGCTGCGTACTGCGTCGGGTCTCCCGGCAAATCGGCCAGCGATTGCAGGTAGATAAGGCCAAGGTCACCACCAGTAGAGTAAGCCTCTCCCCCACCCTCATCTCCAGAGGGAGCAAGCTGTAAGTCTGGGTAGGTAGACTGCAGAGCCAACCGGTCAACCACGCGGTTCCTGATAAGGAACGGGGCATGCCATAAGTCATAACTGCTAGACCGCATGTACATCTCTAGAGGGTTGACTACCTCTGTAACCACTTCGCCCTTAGGATAACGAACTTGCCCTGCGGCAAAAGGAAGGTTCGCGACAACCGGTGGCGTGTAGTCGGTGATGGGTACTCCACAGGCAGGGCAGATTTGGAACTGCCCTTCAATGGGTCCGTCGTACGGACAGACACTAGCGCCCTGCGAGAGAACCACATCTTTGTTCTGGTAGACGGGTGATGTTGTATATCCGTATCTGGGGTCTTTAGAGAAGTAAGCGTAGCGGAAACTATTGCCAAAGAGGTTTAAGTTGATGCCCTCAATCACCCTGAGGTAATCGTAGTTGTTGGACTTGCGGATAATATCCAGCGCCGTCTTTGCCGCCTTCGCCGCTGCCTGGGCGTCTGGGTCATCTGAGGACGGGGTTGGGTCAATCAGGCTCTCATTCTGGATGTACGCCTTCATCGAATAGAGCACCAGGGACCGGTAGTAGTTGTTCGGGAAGGCGTAGTCCCCGGAATCCTGGGACATTACGTCCCAGGCAACGTTAATTTCGGACCATTCAAGCTCATGGTAGCCCTGGTAGATCAGGGCATTACGCATCCACTTGCGGGCAAACTGGATCTTCTCGAAAGATCCTTCGCGGTAATAGTACTCAAGCAGCCACAGGATGCGTTTCTCTATCTTGTCGCCTATCGGGTAAGTACGGGCAATATCGCGTGGATCTGGCTTCTCCGTTTTTGAACGGATGATTGAATCCTTGCCCTTAAAGAAATCGCTGATCTTGCCGCCGATTCCAGAAATTGCTGCGCCTAGCGGGGGAGTTGACATTAGGGTTTACGGAACATGGAAGCGCCGGGAAGAGGGACAGACACTTTCTTTCTTTCAGGTGGTGCTGGAGTGACGTTCAACGGCTTAAATTCATTCTCCATAATGGGAACTGGGATTCCCTGCTTTTCTGAGAAAATCCGCAGTAACCTCGTCTGAATCTTGTACGTCAGCACTAGCGACACGATTGGGGCTGCGCTTAGGATTGCCACCGCCAAGAGCAGACAGAAGTTCATCCATGTCATCTTCAAATACTCCATACTTATTCTTGGATTCAATTGGTATGTCGTAGCCCATATTTTTCCTTCACCCACTCCTCGAACATGTCCTGGACCTTCTCTTCGGCTTTTATCTGAGCCAGTAAGGTGCGGATTCTCTGTTCCGTGGGGTCATTAGAAGGGCAGGGATCTATCGACATATCAAGAATGTCTGGCCCCACAGCATTCGCCTTTATATCTTTCTTGTCCATTGATGGATTCGACGAAGACGAGGTGCTGAGAGTATCTTCCGCACCAGTTACATCGTCCCTCGATTCCAGACCCGACACGCGGAGGAGTGACTGGTACAGGCGTCGCGGATTCAATCTCTTTTCTCTCCTCGTCAATCGTCATTTATTTTTCTTGTTCAACTCTTTCAGTAAGTCTTGAGCCTTATCCCATGAAAGCCAGTCATCATCCATCCACGCAGAGCAGACTGCACCGTTCTCCACTTCCTGTTGTAGTACGCGACAAAATGCGGTGGCTTCGTCCCTTTTGTCTGGGCCTTTGGTGATGTAGTGGTCGCAGTCGTCCCCGCCGTTTTTGCCTCCACAGTTTGCCCCGCCGCACTTTTGCCCCGGCTTCGGCGCGTTGATCCAGCCGAGCCCCAAAGTATCAGGGGAGTTTTCGGCAATTCTTTTTTCTGGCCCATAGTTAGGCGTTCCTTTTAGCCACTCCGAGCAGCACGGCCAGTACTCGATGGGCTTCGCGTCAGCGGTAGGCTCGGGCGGGTAAGTCAATTTCTTGACGATGATTTCCTTGTTGATAAGCTGGCATGACCGGCCATAGTTGTAGAAGGCACAGTTACTGCACGAAGCGGGCTCCCCGTCCATCTGGGCCTCAGATGTGTACATGACCTGTCCCTTATTCAGGATGGGGACGCCCATGAAGTTCGACATAGACAAGGCTCGCCGTTGGGCATTGATCTTGCGAAGGTGTTCAACTGTGTACGGCAGGAAGTTACGAGGCATTACGAAGCATTACGAGGCACTAAGAGGCACTACCGTCCTGTTTGGGCTGTTTTGTGACTTTCATCTTCACTTTCAGTTTAACTTTCTTTACATTGTCCGCCTTGACGGCCTTATCGGCTGTCTGGGCGATGGGTTTTAGCATGCCTGCGCCAAAAGCTGTGCTCATTGGCCTCCTTGTTGGTTCTGTTTCGCCTTTTTTACCTTCTGCGCCTTCATTCCGAGCGTACTTGCCATGGATGGAGCGTCATTTGCGTTCGCCATCTGCTGTTGGGCGTAGTCAACGCCGGGAGAAGTCTGGAAATCCTGGTCCATGGGCGAAAAAGCGAAGCTGGTATTGGTCCAGGGCCACTGATTGACCGCATTTCCGCCCTGGATTGTTCCTCCAGGGGTCAAGAAGCGGGCCAACTGGCCCAAAAATGACTGATCGTAACTATTTGGCATATCCGGCATTAGTTAGGTCTCAATTCGCTCTCAATTCGCTCTCACAAATGTGGCAGAGGCGGGCCTCCTGAACCTTCTGGGTCCCCCTGAAGACTGCCTCTGCCACTCCTGCATGGTTACAGGCACCTTATTCCGGTATAGAAACATCTCTGTCTTATCGTGTTTGTCCTTGAAACGCTCCACGTCTTTCCAGTACTCGCGTGATGCAGCATCTAGCGCGGGATTTTCCCAGAGTTTCGGCGGACGGATTCTTTCAGGAAGAGGGCGAAATGTATGTATAGCGTACCGTATAGCGTCTGGACTGTGACTGTTTTCGTGACTGGGCTCTCCGGTCGGGTTGCCGGAGCGGTCTTTCGCCCATTTATAACCACTAATTTCCCTGAGCGTGTTTTGACAGGAGCGTGCAACGTAAAATCTGGGGGCTCCTTTGATTTGGGCATTGAAAGGATGCTCCAGTCTTGAATCAATGTGAGTGTACTGCGCCATCTTGAAGAGGCCTGGGCGTACTTCCTTCATTGCCGGGACGCCCGAAATGTCGTATTCGGCTAGTTCGAGTGCTGCCTGACGGTTGGCATAGTCATAGGCCATGCCGTCTACATGCCGTTCGCCCTGCTTGATCTTCAACTCTGCGGCGATGTTTTTGATGAGCAGTGAGTTACCGTAGACTTCTGCGAATTGGAAAAGCATGCCGTTAGGAGCAATTGCAATAAGGGCAATCGCCCATGGGTCAATATCTGATCCAATATCAATGCCGAATAGGACGGGCCAGTTGAGCGGTGGATGGTTCGACCCACCGAAGAAGGCATGCTCCCTTCCATCGTCCCAGACATGGGTATCTTCCGTAAATTCTTTATAGACGAGGTCCGAAAAGTCAGAGAAGTGTCCATGGATAAACCTGTCTGCCCAATCTGGCGGGTAAGTGTTTACAAGATTCTCGATGAATTCTGCGGGGAGGAAGGTGTTTTCGAAGCTGGAAGCCGTAATTCCAAGGTTATGCTCGCGCCAGCTGTGCTTTCGGTCAGGATCAAAGAAGTGACGCCAGACCCAATCATGTCCCGCAGGGTTTGATGCAAGGCGGATAATATGGCGTGCTGCTGTTTTGCGTCGTAGTCGGCTAAGCAGCAGGAGATAGATTTCTTCGGAAACTTCAGTAGCTTCATCGACATAGGCTGCACTCAGGTTCATGGACTTGATATGACCGCTGATCTTTGGATCGGTCATGTCGAGGTGCTTGAAGATCACCTGGTGTCCATTAGAGAAGGTAAAGGTTTTCTTGGTGTCGGCCCATTCCCCATAGCCTTCAGGAACCATCTCGAGGAAGGTCTTCATGGTTGAAGACTCAAGCGCGGGCATGTTCAAGCGGCCAATGAGCGAGAATCCGTGAGGTTCTGCGGCAGCGTTCAGGATGGCACAGGTCATCAGGGCAACCGACTTACCCGACCCCACCCCGCCGACATAGGCTGCATTTCTCTGGGTTGAGGAGATGAACTGGTGCTGTTTGGGCATTTTGGGGAGATTTTCAAGGGCAGTATGAAAATCCAGTTCCCCGATCAGTACGCCCATTTAACTTTACTCCTACTCTTCATCCTTATCGGACCTGAAGGCCCATTGAGCAAATCCACCAGCGAGTGTTGCCAGCGCCGTTATCACCGGTATCAGTCCGTGACTGGTCTGTTCCTCGACCTTCGATATGGCGATGACTCCTGCCAGAAGGGCCAATAGTAAAAGCAGAAGAAAACCAAAGAGCATCTTCTGACCACGGAGCCCCATCATCCGTTAAAATACTCCCCTCCCGGCATCAGTCTTTTCTTGTTCTTCTGGTCGTCCACCCATGAATCATGTAACCGAATGTAATAAGGGTTGCCGCCAATAGCCTCGACCATGGCATAGCAGACATCACATACCACGGCCAGACGATTATTCTCAGATACGGCGTAACGGACATTCCCATCTCCATCCTGATCTACGACACAGCCGCAATGGGTACAGGCAATCACGTTAGATACTGTTGGGGCACCGAGAAGCTTCAGGGTCGCCATCCGTAAACGTCTGAGTACAATCAGTAGGCGTAAATACCCCTGGATTAATAAGCCTCTGTACGTCACGCTCCACGCGGATCCGCTGTTCCCACCAGTAATGACGCACAGCTTCTTCGATAACCGTGTAATAAATACCTGCCACCAGGACCACCCCTAAGGCAAAAAGCACGTCACGCCTTTCAAGGCGCTTTTCAAGCTTACGCTTCCCAATCTTTAGGGTGCTTCCAAGTCTTGACCGAACTCTGTTCCAGATTCCTCGATCCGCAAACTGGACAAACACTGACTTTAAACTTCGGGATCCAGCAGTGATGACAACTCTTGCACTTGAAAAACAGGTACTTTTCCTTTTCCTTCTCGGCCACCTCCGGCCTATTAGGCTTTGCGTAAGGCTTCGAGGAATTGTCTAGCATCGCAGTCCCTATCCGGCACCTTGCCGTACTGCTCCATCATCCAATACGCCAGTTCCAACCGGCATCTTGCCGACTGAGCCACCTCAACTGCCCTCCCGCCACTTCCGTAATTGCTCTGATGGCTTAATCGCAAGAGCTTCCTTTACGGCCTCTACGGCCTTGTCTCGTTTAGCTGTTGCTGTAGCTGTTGTGGTTGTGGTTGTGGTTCTCTGGTACTTGGCTTGCTGGTTTTCCCGTGCCCCACATCGCGCACATCGCTTCGGCTTACGCCCATTCGACCTCTTGTTGGGTAGCCAGTAGTGACCGCAGAGCGAACAAGCCCAGACTTCCGTTGTGATTGTTTTGCAGATAATCATATGCCTGTATTACAGGCAATGCCTGTATTACAGTCAAGCTAAAAATAGCGAAATTTCTGTGGGAACTTCTCACTTTTCAGCACCACCACCGGGGTTTTCGGCTGCTTGGTTCGGTTCTGGCTCGGCTGCCGGCTCGCTGGCCGTATCTGCTGGCAAGCAAAGGGCTTGCGTGCTAGCCTTCGCTATAGCCTTCGCCTTGCGCTGCTTGCTAGGCGGCTGCAGGATTAGCTGCTGAATCGCTACTTGCAAACGGTTGTCTTGCTTTAGCGATTCGCCCTTGCTAGCCTCTGTAGGTGATTGAGCCACAAAGGCTTTTCCCTCGAAGCGGTCCCACAAATACTTGATTACGTCCCACCTGAGGCGTAAGTCTTCGCAGTTCAGTAACTCAAGTGCCTTTTCTTGAAAGTTCGCAGTGTGCAGGATCTTAGCAGCTTGATTCCTGCTTAAGTTCTTAGCCCAGGCAGGTTTAACCTGGGGACGATTCCTTCTTGCTTCTGTGTCGTAATTGCCGTGTTTACCTCGTTTGTCGTACTTACCGCGCATGGATTGCACTGGTTTAGACGGCTCGGCGTCAATTGTGACAGGAGTAGAGCTCATTGCGTTCTTCCCCATTTAGCCTGCATAACAATGTAGTGACTTGACGGCCTGGGCATCCATTCAAAGTGTGCCTTGGGATGAGGATCAATGAACACCCTTGACGGGCCTTGAGTAGTGACAGGAGTGTACTCAATGGATTGCTCATCTCGGATTACATATCCCGATGAAAGTAGATACTTGACGGCTCTTTTATACGGTACGTAGCGCGAGAACTGGCCATAACGGTAAAGCGCTATTCTGTGGGATTTTCGGAGATTAGACACTGAGGGATATATGCGGCCAGAAGGCGAGCCAGTCTTTAGCCTGACGGCTAGGCAACTGCACAACTGCACAACAAACACTATACCTTGCGGAGACAATCACAGCTATACAACATATTGGATTGCTTATGCAAGAAGAAAAGCGAAAATATTTTAAAATAGTACTTGACATAATCCTAAGCGATTGGGTATCGTGTATTCGTGATTGGCCAGAGCCATTGCGAAAGATCTAGTCTTATAGCCATGAAAACGAGATACGCGGTAATCGAATCGGGACGATACACGCCGGCAACATTCGCCGACAAGCGAACCGCCGAGAACTATGCCGCCGATGCACGGCGGTTCACGGCGCACAAAATCGAAGTGATCAAGCAGAAAGCGAGGGGTGAGCAATGAGTACGCCAATTGCGAATGCGGAACTAATGTCTCTGTTCCGTATATCAAGGGCTTGCCTATGGCATACGAATGCCAGTGTGGAATCGTATATGACGGCATGGGCTGGATCAAAGAACGGCCAGCAATCCCGTATCCCGGCAAGCCTGTCGAAATCACTTGCCAGTAAACCCTTAGCCTAAGCCCTCCCGGTGACGGAGGGTTTACCTAAGTGCTTACCAAACTTAGACACTGAGAGGCGCGTTATGACTCACTTAACACTGACTGGATTTTACGCTGGCCATCCGCTCTGTGATTCCGTACGTAATGCGGAGGAGCAATACATTCATGCCGCTTATGCTCCAATTGAGAAACTGGCGAATGGAGAAATCGCGGACTATCAACCGCTATGCGACAAATGTCTAGCGGCTTGGAATGAAGACTGAGCGCCATGCTAAGGCGCGTTAAATAATACTTGACAAAGGCTAAGCGCTTTGGTTACTATGTACTCCAGCAACGTGGAAGGGAATATGACTAAAGCCGAAACAAACGCAGCTAAGCTGCTAGGCCGTAAGGGTGGAAAGGCCAAAACAGAAGCAAAGAAGGCAGCTGCCAGGGAGAACGGCAAACGCGGTGGTAGGCCGAAAGACGTAGCACCTTCGGGCCATACAGAGAATGCTGTAGAACAAACTACGAAAGCGCTTGACAAACGCTTGGGTTAATTACATATTTCGCAGTACAGGATGCGGAACCTGTGACCTCCAAACAATCCAATACGAGCGAATGCCGAGACGGCGATAATTTTTTTAGTTTACAAGATATACCGTTATCGGTCCTTGGCGATTTTACGCACCTCCGGCGCGTACTTCCGGCGCGATTCATGCGCAAGGTTGAGGTTGACGCAAATGGGTGCTGGGTATGGAAGGGCTGGATTGGCAAGAACCGCAAATATCCCAAGCACGCCTATGGGTTTGTAAAGTTTCTGTCTGGCGGCAAGAGGCGCTCCACAAGCGCCCATCGTTTCGCGTACTGCGTTACCAATGGGCCAATTCCCCCAGAGCTGGACGTTGACCACCTTTGCCAAAACAAACTTTGCGTTAATCCCTCACACCTGGAAGCAGTAACCCACCAAGAGAATTCGCGGCGCAGGGCGCTCCACCAGACACATTGTCAGCGTGGACACCAGTTTACAGACGCAAATACATACAGAGCGCCGGACGGCAAGCGACAGTGCAAGGCGTGCAACAAACTCCGCCGGTGGGGGCAGATATGAGCCTTGTTTGGAAAAGTGTGGAAAATCGCCCGAAGGTAACTGAGCCAAGTTACGAGTTCCCTTTTACGGTTGGGTATCCTGCAAAGAATTTTGCCAATCTAGGGCTACAGTTGACCTGCACGCCCTATGACAGCAAGACAGCAAGCCAGTGTTATAGCCAGCGTGTTATGGCACTTGGAGCGCTCCGAATCCGGCGAATCAGATCCGAAATTTCAAGATTGTTACAGACTAGCCTGGATTACCACCCTGTACTGCAGTCGCGGCTACTCACAGCCATATATTGCCGCACATTACACAGTTTTCGGCTGTCATCCCGCCGAACTGACGCGCAGGTTAGATCATGCGAGACGGGTGCATTTAGGCAAGTACTACGACGATTTCTATCCCCAGAACAAGAAAGCTGCTCAAAGCGAAGTTTCTCCCCCGAAAGCACGGTCAGCCGCAGCAGGAAAATAACAGAAATTAACGGAGACCCTGACGCGGCTGCCCGTTTTATCTAGCGGGGGATGGGGGCCTTTTATGGCTTACGTCCTGATTTGTGGATTTGTTACACCATATGCAATTTCGTTTGCTGTTTGGATGATTGCGGCATATCGCGGCGAGGCGGGGGGCCTCTAACACTATGAAAACAGAAGTAAACAACTTCAGTGATTCAGATTCTTGCGAGGTAATCATGCGTTGTGGTTACCCCGATAATGCCCAGATTTGTGGGCGGGTCCCACACGAAGTTTGTGTGACTTGCGAAATGACTTTGTGCCGGGTCCATACGGAAATCTGCCCTGACTGCAAAGAACCAGTATGTGAAGGCTGCGAGACTCTGCACGAACAGATGCACGCGGAGGCAAAGGACATCATCGACGTTCTGGCCAGGGAAATTGACCGGATGCGCGAGGAGTTAGCAGCGTACAAGGCGACTCTGTAAATGAGGGTGTTAGTGGGTTGCGAGGAGTCGGGAACCGTGAGAGACGCCTTTATTGCTGCCGGGCATGATGCTGTATCGTGCGACATATTGCCGACACGTAAGCCGGGGCCACACATCCAAGGGACCGTTCTCAGTCATGAAATCGCAGGCCAGCATTGGGACTTGGGGATATTCCATCCGGACTGCACGTTTCTTGCAGTAAGTGGGGCGCGGTGGATGGCGGAGGAATGGAGGCAGGAGGCCCAGTTGTCAGCCTTGCACTTTGTTAAGGCTCTATGGAAATTCCCTATTGACAGGATAGCGATAGAGAACCCGGTGGGGAGGCTGTCTAGTCTTTGGCGCGGGCCGGATCAATACATACAGCCTTATGAATTTGGCGATCCATGCCGGAAAACGACTGGATTATGGCTTAAAAACCTGCCGCGATTAGTTCCAACTAACAATCTTGGTGACGGAGAACAGGCGTGCTGGAAAGAGCCTCCGTCTAAGGACAGGAAACAGATCAGGTCTAAAACATATCCGGGCATTGCTAGGGCAATGGCAGAGCAATGGGGCAAATTCTCGTAGCAGAGAGCCGAGGGGCGCGACCGCGAAAGCGGTAATACTCGGTTAACAACGCGCATACACGTCACCTGCAGCGGACAGGCGAGGGCCATTCGTCAATGAAGTGGTACAAGCACTGGATAGCTGATTACATCAACGATACCAGCGACTTATCCCTAATCGAGGAAGGGGCTTACAGGCGCTTGCTGGATAGATACTACAACGACGAATGCGCTTTGGATGCGGACGCATTGCGTCTGCATCGTTTGTGCAGATGCGAAAGTGATGCAGACAGGGGTGCGGTTGACTATGTACTGGCTACCTTCTTCCAACTGCGAGACGGCAAGTACTACAACCAGAGAGCAGATGAAGAGATACTTAAATACAACAAACAGATTGAGTTAGCTACAAAAGCAGCAGCGGAAAGATGGAACAAACAATCATGCGGACGCAATGCAGGCGCATATGCAGACGCATATGCGGACGCATATGCGGACGCATCTTCTATTGCATCGGAAGAAGCTAGAAGCCAGAAGCCAGATATAAAACCTAAGTCAAATACA